ATCACCAGTTGCAGGAATATACTAAAGCTGTGGTTAGATTAGCGAAATATCAAGTAGCGTTAGGTCGTGAAGAAGTGACAGAAACCGAATATACTCTTGATAGGATATACAACGAAGAAACTGGCGAGATGGATTATGTGACACGTGATGTTATTACTGTTACGGCTATTGAAGCTATCGATGCCACAGTCAAACGATTAGTTTACTAAGACGATAAGGAAGCTGATCCTACAGAAGAAACAGTTGAGAATCCCCTTATCACACAAGATAACGCCGAACGTGCAGACGCACAAGCTATCGTAGACGCAACACCTTCGGCTGTTGTGGACGCTTACAACGCTTTATAAATAGTTATAGCAATCTACTAACTATGGGAAATAGATATGGCACAGCCAACGACAAGACAGCAATTTGCAGAATGGTGCCTAAGAAAATTAGGTAAACCAGTAATAGAGATTAACGTTGATGATGATCAAGCACAAGATCGTATCGATGAGGCTCTGTCTTACTACTGGGACTATCATTTCGATGGCAGTGAAAGAACCTTCTTCAAGCACCAAATAACAGCAGACGATAAAACTAATCAGTACATTACTGTACCTGAGAACGTTATCGGAGTAATCAATTTATTTCCAGTAGGATCAAACATTACTGCAAGCACAGGAATGTTCAATGTTCAGTATCAATTCGTATTGAATAACATACATGACATGGTCAATTATAACTTAACTAACTACTTCATGTCAATGCAAAACTTGCAATTTATGGAAGAATTATTGGTTGGTATGCAACCTATTAGATACAACAGACATATCAATAGACTTTTCATTGATACAGATTGGGATAGATTAGTCGTAGGAGAATATATTGTAGCGGAGTGTTACAAAGTTGTTGACCCTACTATCTATGCTGATGTATACAAAGATCGTTGGTTACAGAACTATGCCACTGCTAAGATTAAATATCAATGGGGTAGTAACTTAACCAAATTCACTGGCATGACATTGCCAGGCAATATTCAGTTCAGCGGAGAACAGATTTTAAATGACGCACGTGATGAGATAGCGAAGTTAGAAGAAGAAATGATCTCTTCGTATTCTCTTCCTGTCGTTGACATGATAGGGTAGAAACTGTGGCTAAGAATTACTATTTCGAAAACTACGAGAATTCGATGGAGCAATCGCTTATCGATGATTTGGTCGTGGAATCGATTAAGATATACGGAATAGACACTATGTATCTGCCTAGAACTATAGGCGCAAAAGATGATATTCTGAACGAAGACGATCTTCCTACATACAACGATGCATATGAAGTCGAGATGTATGTCAAGAACGTAGATGGATTTGAGGGAGAAGGAGACTTCTTATCTAAATTCGGTTTACAGATTCGTGACTCGATGACATTAACCATAGCGATGCGTACATACGAGTTAGAAGTTGGAATTAACACTGAAATTAACAGACCTCGTGAAGGCGATATCATCTACATGCCTCTTAACCAAAAGATGTTTGTAGTTCAACATGTAGAGCATGAATCAATTTTTTATCAAATGGGATCTTTGCAGACATACGATCTTAGATGTGAACTATACGAATATAGTGGAGAACGATTCAATACTGGATTTCCGTATCTTGATGATAAGTTTGAATCTGACAATCTGTTCATTGATAGCGATGGCACCACGTTCAACGTAGAAGTTCGAGGTAGCGTCTATCACATGGTATCTACTGACGATAGAGGCGATTTAGTTGAAACTCCTAAGCTTGAAGCGAGAGTAGACGAAAAGATTATATTTGATCAGTCACACTCATCTAACACGAACTGGCCTCTAAGAATATACACAACACCGTCACCTAATACTGGTTCAGAGATAACAGCCGGAGTTACTGTTACTGGTACTCCTGGCGTTGACGGCAAACTGACTTGGACGCCCAACGCAACGGGCACTTATCATTATATCAACCCGACCACTATAGGAATGGGCGATACTATAGCGGTAGAAGCTTCTAAGCTACAGAGTGTTGAATTATATGACACGATTGCAGATAATACGACAATAGAGACGTTGAGCGATAATATATTAGATTTCAGTCAGAGTAACCCATTTGGGGAGGATAACTTCTAATGTTTGGTCAACACTTTTATAACGAATCTACTAGAAGATATGTCGCAGTGTTTGGCACACTATTTAACGACATTCAGATAGGCAGAAGCAACAACGCTGGTACAGAAATTCAGAGAATGACTGTGCCTATCAACTATGCTCCTATGCAAAAACTTCTTGCGAGACTTGAAGGTGATCCTAATCTGAACAAGCCAGCGATTACTTTACCTCGTATGTCCTTCGAAATTATGGGCATGAACTATAATCCTTCACGCAAAGTTGGCTCATTAGTAAGACAAACAAAGTCTATAACGAGTAATGACAATGAAGTACTGAATCTATATAGTCCTGCGCCTTACGATATCGACATTCAATTGAACATTATGACGAAGTATACAGAAGAAGGCACTAAAATACTTGAGCAAATCTTACCATTCTTTAAGCCAGATGTGACTGTTAGTGTTAAGATGATCGATTCAATGGACTTTTATGTAGATATTCCTGTTGTATTACAGAGTGTGACTACAGAAGACAGCTATGAAGGAGACTTTGAAAGCCGGAGAGTGCTAATATGGACGTTAAACTTTCAAATGAAGGCGTTCTTCTTTGGACCAGTCACAAATAAGAAGATGATTAAGTTCGTTGACAATAACATATATACTAGTACAACTGCAACTGTAGCAGAAGAACAAGTGAACGTGCAACCAGGATTGACCAGTGGTGGTCAGCCTACTACGAAGATTGCGGACACTGTACCATATTCAGATATTAACATTGATGACGATTGGGCAGGTATCGTACAAATATTGGATGCTTAACATGATAAAAGATGAAATTAGTAATAGCTTGGGTCTTGAGCCCATAGAAAATTTGAGTGAAGGTGATTTAGTAGTTCCTAAGAAGAATGAAATTGCTGAACTAAGACCTGTCAACGATAAAGTTGAGAAGGACTATGACTACGCACGAACAAATTTCTATAACATCATTGAAACAGGCACAGAAGCACTAGAGCAAATGCTAGATGTTGCAAAGGCATCAGAGCATCCACGTGCTTATGAGGTAGTGTCCACCATTATGAAGACACTCGTAGATGCGAACAAAGATTTAGTAACAATGTCTACTAAGAAGCAAGAGAGCGAAGAAGAGAAGAATCCGACTGAGAAAACAGTGAGTAATAATAATCTTTTTGTGGGATCTACTGCTGAACTCCAACAACTCTTAAAGGACATGAGAAGCAGTGAGTAGCATTCAAGCAAAAGGTTACAACGGTAACGTTAATCTAAAGCGTAAGGGAACAGATGTAGAATTCTCCCAAGAGATGATATCTGAATTTCTGAAATGCGCTAAAGATCCTATATACTTCTCAGAGAAATATATTCAAATCGTACACGTTGATCATGGTCTTATACCAATCAAAATGTATGACTACCAAAAAGAGATATGCACAGCAATCACTGAAAACAGACGGGTCACAGTTAACACCTCTCGACAGGCTGGTAAGACCACTACAGCCGTTGCAGTAATCTTGCACTATATCATCTTTAACGACTTTAAAACTGTCGCACTGCTTGCGAACAAAGGCGATGCGGCACGTGAAATCTTAGATAGAATCAAAATTGCATACGAAGCACTCCCAGCTTGGCTACAACAGGGCGTTATCGAATGGAACAAAGGTTCTGTTGAGTTTGAAAATGGATGTAAGATCATTGCTGGTTCTACATCATCTAGTGCTATTCGTGGTAAATCTATATCATTCTTGTATATCGATGAGACTGCATTCGTAGAGAACTGGGATGAGTTCTTTGCTTCTGTTTTTCCAACGATTTCGTCTGGTAATACCACCAAAATTCTTTTCACTTCTACACCTAACGGACTGAATCACTTCTATAAAACTTGTGTTGGCGCACAAGAAGATAGGAATGGTTACATTTACGTTGAAGTACCTTGGAACAAAGTTCCTGGTCGTGATGACAAGTGGAAAAAAGAAACTCTTGCGGCTATGGACTTTGATCAACAAAAGTTCTCGCAAGAATTTGAATGTGCTTTCTTAGGTTCTTCTGGAACATTGATTGAAGGCTCAAAGCTTAAAACTATGGTTGATTTGACACCTATTGCTCAGACTCAAACAGTAAAAGTCTACGAACAACCTCAACAAGGACACGTGTACTGTTGTATTGTAGACGTATCAAGAGGTAAGGGTCTAGATTATTCTGCATTCCAGATCATTGATGTCACTGAAATGCCTTACAAACAAGTATGCGTTTATAGAGACAATAATATCACGCCTATCGACTACGCTGAAATCATATATAGAAGTATAGAGAGATATAACGAAGCTTATACTCTGATAGAGGTAAATGACATTGGCGAACAAGTATCAGAAGTATTGCATTATGAATTCGAGGTTGATACGCTAATGTTTACTGAGTCGGCAGGAAGGGCGGGAAAAAGACTATCTACAGGGTTCTCAAAAAATTCTGATAAAGGAATTAGAACCACTAAAAATGTGAAGTCTATAGGCTGTAATATGCTTAAAATGTTGATTGAGCAAGATCAGTTAATAATAAATGACTTCCAAACAATAAATGAACTTTCAACATTCTCCAGACGTGGTAATTCTTATGAAGCGGAATCTGGAGCCCACGATGATTTAGTTATGTGTCTAGTGTTATTCGGATGGATGACCGATCAAGCGTTTTTCAAAGAAGTCACAGACATAAATACTATCGATAAACTCAGATCAAGGAACGAGGAAGAACTTATGGAAAGCCTTCTACCAATTGGTTTTAATACTTATGACGAGGATATCCTTGAAGAGGAACAGTTAGGATCAGCACGATGGTTAAACTACTAAATTGCTGTTTTTATAAATATAGAAATAAAGAAGTTTATAACTTACAAAATAAACAAGGAGAAATGAGAAATGGCTTTTCAAACAAGTCCAGGCGTTAATATCAGCGAAATCGACTTAACTAATGTCGTCCCCGCTGTAGCAACAACTGAAGGCGCTATCGCAGGTGTTTTCCGTTGGGGTCCAGAACTAGAAAGAATCCTAGTAACATCAGAGCAAGACCTAGTTAATCGCTTTGGTAAACCATTAAGTAGCTCTACGACAGTCGAAAATTCGGCAGGTACGGCAGAGACTGTAACGTTTGACGATGTTGCAGTACCCACAGCAAGTGGTGCCGTTACTGATACATGGACACTTACAGTTGGTAGCGAAACTTATACTACTGCCGCAGGTGATTATGCTGATCTATCTGCTGTAGCAACTGCTATTCAAACTAAACTAACTGTAGACGGCATAACTGCTTTCGCTGTATCACTGATTAGTGCAAAGATTGTACTTACATGGGCTACAGTTGGTAATCAAGTAGTTGGAACATATGGCATCGCTTACACAGGTAGCGGTACAGGTTCTGCTAACGATGCGTCTCCTACTATCGTAGAAGGCACCGCTCGTACAGTAACGACAAGTCAGTGGTCAAACTACGAGACATTCTTTTCTGCCGCAAACTTTTTATCGTATAGTGATGCATTATACGTAACACGTGTTGTCGGTAGTGCTGTAGCATCTACCGGTACAAACTTTAGTGCAAAATATAAAGGCACATTAGGCAACTCTATTCAAGTATCTCACTGTGTGGGAACTTCAAATATGGCTCCTACAGCAAGAACAGATGTTTTAACAATTCAACCTTATAAGAACAAAGGTAGCATTAGTGCGGCAGCCGAAGCAACTGTTACTGCATATCTCTCAGTAGGAGACAGAATTGTTCTATCAACTGGAAGTGAATTAGTTGTTACTAATATAGATGATGCTACCGGATCAGGTCCATACCTAAGAGAGATCACTTTTGATAGACTATACAGTCCAGCAGACGGATCTCAGTATTCTAGCACATTTAGCACTCAGTGGAGAGACGCAGATTTGTTTGACTCTGCTCCTTCAAGTGCAAGTAGAATGCACGTTGTTGTACGTGACAGAGATGGTGTAATTTCTGGTACTGCAGGAACAATCTTAGAAACATTTGAAGATATCAACACTTCAGCAGGTTCAATTAATCCAGATGGATCAACTAACTTCTCTCCAGATGTTTTTGATAACCGTTCAGACTGGATTGCATGTACTGTTGCTCAAGCTGGGCTTCAAGCAAGTTTGACTTACGGGCAAGCAAATCTTACAAGTGGAGTTGATAGCGCAGACGAAAGTTCTATTGCAATAGGTAGTCTAACTGCTGGTTATAGTCTGTATACCGATCCAGCTGACGTAGACGTATCACTCATTATTCAAGGTAAAGCAAGAGGATCAGTCCTTGCGAATCACATTATCAATAATATCTGTGAAGTTCGTAAAGATTGTGTAGCATTTATTTCACCAGAACTAAGCGATACTACTGTCGCTGATATGACGGCGTTTGCTAATGAACTGACTGCTTCTACATTTGCAGTCGTGGACAGCGGATATAAATATCAGTATGACAAGTACTCAGACGTATATCGTTGGATTCCATTGAATGCTGATATCGCAGGTCTTTGTGCAAGAACTGATGACGTAAGAGACCCTTGGTTCTCACCTGCTGGTTATAGTAGAGGAAATATCAAGAACGTTGTTAAGCTACAGTTGAATCCACCTAAAGCTGAGAGAGATGTGCTTTATAGAGCAAAGATCAATCCAGTTATTACACAGCCAGGACAAGGCACTGTATTGTTCGGAGACAAGACTTTTGCTCCAACAACTTCAGCGTTTGACAGAATCAACGTGCGTAGACTGTTCATTGTACTAGAGAAAGCAATCGGTGTAGCCGCTAAGTCTACATTGTTTGAGTTCAACGATGACTTTACGAGAGCCCAGTTCAAGAACCTAGTTGAGCCTTTCTTGCGAGATGTTCAAGGTAGACGT